TGTAAAATTAGTTCCTTCCATATGGTCAAACTCATGTTGGAAGATACGACACTCTAAACCAAACAATGCTTTTTGTTGGGTGTCGCCATTAACATCTTCAAACTCAACCTCAATACCTTCTGGTCTTGCTATATCTAACCATAATCCTGGATATGTTAAACAACCCTCACCCATGACTACAGTTTCTTCAGACTCAGTTATAATCTTAGGATTAAAACATGCCATAACTTCTCTAGATTTAACATCAGAGTACATAACGAAAACTCTTTCGAGGATACCTATCTGATTAGCAGATAAACCTATGCCCTGATTTTTTTCCATAGCAGTTGTAAGATCTTCTACAATCTTTTGTCTATCTAAATCTTCACTACAACCCTCTAATCTCGTTTTTAGAGATGGGTGGTCTAAATCTAATAATTTAATTTCTTCACTCATAATATATCCATTATACTCTTATTGAATAGTTTTGTCAAGATATTTTAGAAAAGTTTTTGTGCTTTTCAAATCTAATAACTTCTTTGAATTTATCTATCAGTTGGTCTTGTTTATGACTAATTACAAATACATTCTCACCCTCAAGTGTATTAAGAATCTTTAAGAACTCATCAGTACCTGTACCATCTAACGAACTATCAAATATTTCATCTAGTATTAATAGATTTGTATTAGTAGAGTTCTTCATTTTAGCAATCGCTCTCCATGTAAAGAGTAATGCTAAATCTATCCTCATCTTTTCACCTTCAGAGAAAGAAGCATAATTAAAATTATCTCTGTGCCTAGACTTAATTGTTTCTTCAAAGTTTTCATCAAGTGTAAAGTTTACATAGAACTCCATAGATTTTAAATACTTATTAATCAACTGGTTCATTACTGGTAGATATTGTTTGATAATCTTAGTTTTAATACCAGTGTCTTGTAACATTGCTCTTGTTGCCTCAGCATATGCTTTCTCTTCTTTTAATTCTTTTCTTTGTTTATCGTTCTTACTAAAATCTTCTTTCAGTGTTTCTAACTTTTGAGTATCAGCATTGCTAACATTGCTTTTAGTTAATTCTTCTATTTGTGTTTCTAGTTTACCATTAAATTTTTCTAACTCTTTGATTGAAGAATTAATGGTTGCTATCTCAGTTTGATTAGTTTGTATATTAGTTGTAACTTTTGATATTTCATTTATTCTTTTTTCAGTAAGATTTAGTTCAGTTTGTAATTGTTGCATACCTTCAAACAATTCATTAACTTTATCTTGCCTATCTCTAACCTTTTGGTCTTTAAATGTTTCATCAATATTTTGTTCACAAGTAGGACATATCTCGTTAGACTCAAAGAAATCTATTATCTCATTATGGTGTTTATGTTTTTCATTTAGAGTTGCCTTTAGATCTTTAAGTTTTCCTTCTTTCTTTTGTACTTTAACTTGGTCATCAACTGATAAAAATAATTTACGATTATCACTTTCTAAAGTTTTTATATCTTCATTTTTGACTGCTACTATACCAATGTTTTCTTTTAATTCTGCTTTCTTTTCTGTTAATATTTTCTTTTTATCTTTCTTAACATCATCAATATAGTTTTCCTGTAGTGTTATCTTTTCAGCACACATCTCATATTGATAATCTATCTCACGAATCTCATCTTGTAAATCTTTTAGTCTGTTCTTTAGAATCATATTCATTAATGAAAAGATTTGTATGTCTAATATTTCTTCTACTACTTCTCTTCTAAACCTTGCTTTCAGTTGCATGAAAGGAATAAATGTAGAACTACCCAGTATAACAACTTGTGTAAATGAACGATAATTTAATTTTAGTATTTGTTGTTCAAGTATCTTTTGAAAGTCACGACTGTTTGCTTCTTGATTAAGCATCTTGTCACCTTGCCATATCTCAAACTTATTTGGTTTGATACTTCTAAGAACTTTATAATGTTTAGAACCAACAGTAAACTCTACCTCTACACAAGTATCAGCATTATTAATAGAGTTAATTAACTGTGCTTTATTAATCCCACGAAATGGTTTACCAAATAAACCAAAACACAAAGCATCTAGAATCGTAGATTTACCAGCACCATTCTCACCAATAATAAGTGTAGTGTTGTTTTTATCTAAATTTATTTCTGTAAATTGATTACCTGTACTTAGGAAGTTTTTCCATTTTACTTTATGAAACTTTATCATAGTATTATCCGTGTACTAATTGTATTACTGACTGCATTCTATAAACATCCATAGCAATATCATGACTAGGATCGTGGTGTATAAATTTATCTTTTACTTCTTCAGGTATGAAACTGTTTTTATGACCAGATCCCCAAAGGAAAGCATCAAGATAAGAACGAGTATCTCTAATAGTCCACCAAGGAGTAGGATCTTTCTCTATTCCGATGTTATCAAATATAGTTCTAACTATTATAGGATCGAAAGTATTTGCTCTTGTAAATATTTTATCACACTGAGGTGCACCATGTTTATCAATTAGAAATGGATACAGTTCTTTAATAGAAACATCTTCATCAGATGGCGATAAACATTTTTGTGCTTCTGCTGATTGTTTTTTCCACCAATTAAGTGTTTCTTTTTCAATCTCTCTACCATATTTTTCTACTTGTTCTTTAACATCAAACTTCATTACAGAACATTTATCTAGTAGTTCTTCGTATGAGTAAGGATCGTGTGTAAATCTTTCCTCAGTATAATTCATCGCAGCAATATTAACAACCACACCATTAAACATATCTTGCGAGAGTGTTTCAAAATCATATATCAAACATTTCATATCATAACTCCAAGTCTTGTGCTTCTGTATACAAAGACTTCATCATATTTTTCAATCTATTTTTATCCAAGTCTACACTTAGTTCATCAACATACTTGTGTAGAAGTGTCATTGTATCTTCTGTATTTTCTACTATATCATCTGATACTGTACTAGCATCCATATCTGAAAAGTCTTCAATGACTTTTACATCTAAACAATCAGCAGAAAATAATCTATCTGTAAATTTATCAAACTTGTATAGGTCTTTTTTATTTACAACAATTAACTTTATTATTTTATCCCTATACTGTATAACATCGTGATTATCGTAATCTTCTGAAGAATCGTCATAATATATCTTTTCAAAAATAGTGTAAGGATTTACAACTCTAGTCAACTCTCTAGTTTCAGTATCATATATATGAAATCCTTTAGGATCTTGATAATCGTTCCAGTATAGTTCGTAAGGTGTACCAAGATAATGTATTTGACCATCGTCTGACTTGTGATGAAAGTGACCAGAAAAAACTGTATCGAACTTTCTAAACTCAGTTTTATCTAATCCACCAGATGAATGTATTTGACCTTTGTGCATTTCAAAACCATTTATTTCTAAATGACCCATCATTACTTCAGCATCTGTTTCTTGCATCATACCGAATGAATATATCTCATTATTAGCATTTATCCATGGCATAAATAAAATTTTGTGTCCATCAAATACTACTTCTTGTGCTTCATCATATACATGAATATTTTTATAACGACCACCCACTAACTCTTTTAGAGAGTTTACTTCATTGGTATTCTTAAAGTATGTATCATGATTGCCTATAATCATATGTAAGTCAATATCTAAAGTAGAGAATGGTGTAATAAACCTTTCTCTAAAATCTTTTGCTGTACGATAGGAAACATACTTTCGTCTATCAAAACAATCACCTAAATGTATACAGGTTTTAATATTGTTTTGTTGTAGGAATGGAAAGAAAACACCTTCATAGAATTTATAAAAGTATTCATTAAAATCTGTATTATCAGACTTAGCACCAAAGTGCGTATCTGTTACCAAAGCAATCTTCATAATATATTATTCTTCCATGTAGTTCTCTAATCCTTCTACTTTCTTTTCTTTTTCTTTTGAGGATTTAGTTTTATAAACATCTTCATCAGGTAACATGATTGTTGGGTCAAAACCTTGAACATCGTAAGGTGTATCATCACCCTCATTCACTGTAAAGTTTTCATACATTTGATTTTCAATCATTTTATTTTTGATGTGAGTTTGTTTCTTTTCTTTTTGAATTCTCCTCAAAAATGCATAATATATTATTTGAGTAAAATATGAAAAAGGATTATTAGATTTTTCAGGATCGAAGTTATGAAGATACTGTAAACAGTTTTCTATACCATCACTAATCATCTCTTGTCTATAAGTATAGTTGATGAAGTTTGGTCTATATGATAAACCATTAGCAATCTTTAAAAAACATTCACCAATATAATTGGTAACTCGTGGTTTAGAATCGCCTGCTTCTTCTGCTTCAACGCACTTCTTTTTGTATTCCTTCATTGCTTCTAGGAATAGTTTATTATCTACATAGTGTTCTTTTTTCTTTTTGTCTTTTTCAGTCATTATTTGTTCCTTGAATAATGTATCCATCATACTATACTACACGAGTAATGTCAAGTCTTTTTTTCCTTAAACATATATAAAAAAAATCCTATAACTAAGATTATATATGTTATGAAGTAATAAGTCAAGATTTTTTTATGATTTAATAAACCCATGTCATTTAGTATCGCAACCTCAAATATAAGTATAAGATAGGAAAAAAATCCTAGTATTATTAATTTAAAAAAAATATTAAAAAAAGTTAAAAAAGTGCTTGACATTTTTCGTTGGAGACGATATAATCAGATATGTCGCAAGGGAAAGTATATACTAGTAATTAATGTATCTTATCAGACACATCTTCATACATATCAAAATCATATTCATCTTCATTCCATTCTTCGTTTTCTTCACCACCACTACCACTGGCGAGAGATTTTAAATGTTGTTGTAATACTTTTAATCTTTCATTAACTAATGTAACATCATCTTCAGTAGTTTTAGGAATATCTGGAATATCAGTTAGATGCTCTTTGGTAGTTAGTAGCATATAATCATAATATCTTTTCATCGCAAACGATGCAGGTGCGACAGTTATAATTTGATTTTTAGATATGTTATAGTCAACCCTTTCACTGAATGGTTCTATCCAACGACCCAGCGACATGGACTCAACCATACCTTCTTTTGTTGCTCTAGAAAATATTCTCATTCTTAGTGGATCTGTTATTGTTACTGTGTCTACACCATCGGCAACTAATGTAACAATTATATCTTCACCATTAGACAACTTTATTATATGTGCTTTTTCTGTCATAGTTTTATCCTGTCTATTTGGTCATTAAATATTTCGATTACTTCTTGTATTCCTAATGATG